TACAGCTTCTTGTAATAGACTGAACCCATCTTCCTGTAGTACAAGTGACCCATCTTCCAATGCCATTGCACCGTCTTCAGAATCTACTGAGATGTATGTTGCTGATGCATCATGATTTATAGAATGAACTAGACCTTGTAGAGTTGCAGTCTCGATTGTTATACCGTCTCTGTCAACTAAGTCAACTAATTTCCCAGCAGTAAATGTTCCTTTATGATTGTCTGTAATCTCTAGTGAGTATTCATCGTTTTCTACAGAAGTAACAAACACTGCTTCGATAATACTCTCTGCTTGAACTACTGTCTTGGTATCATTTTTATACTCTATTATCTTATCTGTGGCAACTGGAATGTTACCAACCTTTGTCATCTTAACATTGACTCTTCTCTTCTGAGAGTAGTTAGAATCGGATGCAAATATAGTTTCGTTATAAGGGTATCGCACCGTTGCATCTTGACCATAGATAAGTCTCATTAAGAATTTTAATGAATCTTCTGTACCCTTTTGTTGGTATAGGTCTTTGATGTTTTTGATTGTAAGTCTTTTGTTTACTGTAAGACCCAAATCGAAAGATGGTGCTAAATCTTTTTGGAAGTAGTCTAAAAACTCTTCCGTTGTATGGTCGATATCAGAATAATCTAATAGTCGATTGTTTGCGAGAATGCTATTCTCTTTGTACGATTTTACAGTAGCAGTTTGTCTACCTTGTCGTCCAGTTATGGTTTCACTTTTTGCAAAACCTGTTCCCGATATTGTTTTTATGTATAATGTTTTACCATTAATTACCGTAATCTCTGCAACTGTTTTAGTCTTAGAACCCACAATATACTCACCAACTGTAAGTGGCATTGCCAATATCTTGTTGTTGCTAGAGTCTAATTCTGCTTTGTTGTCTTGGGGGTTAGTTGCACTTTGTTCATATCTAATTTTTGACGTTTCTTCGTCGGGTGATGGTGAGACGGTAGCAGTTTCCAATAACATGGAACCTGTACCGTCTTCATTTAAAACACCATCTATGTCACTCACTACATCGAGTGTTAAGATTTCTGCTTCTAGATATTCAAAGTATGCATTGAGGAAAGCCTCAAACATTGGAGACTCTTCCTTCAAATACTCGGGAAGTAATGAAGGAAGTCTCTGACTTAGTTTATCTATAGAATATTCTTGGTGTGACATATTTTAGTTTAACCTTAACTTAAAGTTGCACCAGTAGATGAAACTACGAACCATGAAGTTCCGTTCCACATTAACAATACTGCTTCTCCACGAGTATCCAACTTAATTTGCTCTGTACTGTCAGCTGAGTAACCCCAACTTGAAACAGTAATAGCAGCTTTATAAGTTGAAGCTGGTTCTGTTGAAGCAAGAATAACTTTTAACTGACCTACGTCTGTTCCGTTATCCAAAGTGAATGCCACATCAGCACTGAATGCAGTACCATCAATGAACGTTGCAAAAGTTGATGCAAGGTTTGATGCTGTCGCTGTCAATGTTGCAATGTCATCGATTGCAATGTGTGTTGGAATGTTTTCAAACATCTGACCAATGGTCATCTTTTTGTTTACAGGAGTTCCGCCTGGATTGTCTACTATGTGCAATAAATCATCAGCACCGATTTCTGAATCAGCAACTGCTGTTAAAGCTGTTATTTTCTTGTCTGCCATTTTTATTTCTCCTAAAATTGACTAATTTATTATAAACCTCTTTCGAGGAATGCTACTCTAAGCACTGAACCTACAGTCTTAGACCACTCTATGCATAATTAATATGCCGAGGATGATGTTGATTTATAACCAACTCCAGCACTCGACTCACCACTTGCAATGGTGTCTACCTCACCTGTTACCTTAACATCTATTGGTGCAATATCAATTAGATTACCTCTACTTGCTACTACATCATTACCTGCTGGGATAACTGTGAAATCAATCGTTGAATCAGTATTACTTGTAGAAGTAATGTTGATGGCATTGATTGTTATTTTTCCATTTGGATAATCCACTGTACCAGCTGTATTGTCCAAATAAACTCTGGCACCACTTGATAAGTAGTACCTTCGGATTACACCTAAACCATCATCATCGAAATAGTGAAGGTTAGTTGCGTCTCCTTGAGTATAGAAACCTGTTGTTTGGATGATACCACCACCCACTGAATTATAACCACTGTTAGGGTTATAGAATCCATTACCAAACGAACTTGTATAACCGAGAGTTTTACCTACGATTACGTTAGTCGCTTTCTTTAATCTGATATTACATGTGTTAGATAGTATTGCACTATCTGTTTCATCGATTGCCTTAACAAGATTCGAATGTCTGAATACAGAATCGAAGTTTGCAAGGTTAGTATTATCGAATACATTAATTGCACTCGTTACAAGTGTTACCAACTCTCCGTTAGAGTATTGGGTTGCATTCTCATTGTACTTGAATATACATGTTATTAAAATTTTAACTATATCTGCATCAACAATAGTAGGTCTTACTGTCAACATGTTCAATGCATTTAGTTTTGTTTGTACTGACTTCTTCTCTGTGTCTGATAGGTAGTCTGAGTTCTTTGGTTTAAGTGCAATAAACACTTTACCATATTGTGGTGGGTCATTATCTTCTCCACCCCATACTGCAACTGCATCTGCGTTCGGGTAATACTCACTGACCTTTGCTTTGTAGTCATTCAGTGTTACCAGTCTGTTCTGAGATGTATAGAACTTTGTTGCTTTAAATTTGATTGAGTCTATAGATTCTTTCTCTGCACCACCGCCTGCCTTGACGACTCTTGTAGTTGTGATATCTGAGAATCCATTGATGTTACTAGTAATTGAGAACTTGTTCGCTCCGTCTGCGTGAGTCACATCAACAACAATGTAAGTTACTGTTATTGTATCACCATCTTTTAGAGCTGCACCTAGAACACCATCTCCGAAGTATAGTTCTACATACCCCTCTTCGTTTTCTTGAGTGTAGTATACTTTAGATGATGTAGTAATTGAAGAGATATTTGTTGACAATGCATAGGTCGATGTCACACCATTAGATGCTACTGTTACAGCAATCTGTTGTTTATCGATTCTTGGATTTGATAATACAAATTTAGGATTTGCAATCTGTGTGTCAAAGATAAATGTATCAGTTGAATAGGTTCCTTGAACTAAATTTACATCCGTGTAATTGTAAGTAGTTCCGTTCTGAGATGGTCTGACTGTTGAAGTCACAACAAAGTTATAGTTAGTTCCATCATAAACTGTTTGGAAAACTGTTCCTCTTAGTAACTGCATCGCTGCAGTAGATGGGGAAGTCCCATCTGAATTGATTACTTTAGAACATGCAACATCAATTGTTGCTACTGAAGCAGTCTCGGAAGCAGGTGTAAATCCTAAATCCTTTGCACGAGACACTACGTTCTTTCTCATCTGAGCAGAATCTAAGAATAGTTCAGAAGCTGCAATGTTAGTATTTACTGCACCAATGTGTGATGCATATGCAAGTAGGTCAATCAACACTGACATGTTAGACCCTTCAAAGTCATAATCCTTAAACTTATCTTGACCTTTGAGATACCCTTTTAGATTATCTGCAATTGCATCAAAATCTAAATCGGTTACGTTTATTTGTGAACTGTTTGTTGTTGCCATCTTATCTTGCCCTTGTTACGGTGAATGTTAAATCTTGATTCTTCACACCATCTACTATGTTATAAAAGATAGTTACGTCCATCTCGTTTCTTTCTACGTCTCCAAATCTGACTACTACGTTTGAAACTCTTGGTTCAAAAGTCTCTATCATTTCCTTTATCGTACCACGCATTCTATTAATCTTTCTATCGGTATCCAATTCGAATAACATGTTTCTAATAGAAGCACCAAAGTTTGGTTTAAATGGTCTCTCATACTTATTGGTAAGAACTATATTTCTGACTGCTCTTTTGATTGCATCTGTATCGGACTTAAGAGTGACATCACCTGTAACTGGATGAGCTCTCATACCAATATCCATATCAGAGTAAATATTTTTCGTTGCAACGGTCTTCCCGTTATTGATTATTGAATCTACCATGTATCTATTTATACTCGCTTAACATCTCTAACTTGGTTTCTTAGAAGTATATGTACCCGAACTTGAACCACCACTTACAATTGTCTTATGTTTGTGGGTTGCAAGTGTCGGAGCTGCTCCAGCCTTAGTTGAGATATCTCCAGTCGCTGCAATTGTTGAATCATTTGTTTGAGCTCCAGTGATATGAACCGTTCCGTCAACCTTTAAGTTTGTAGTCATTGTTGTTTCGGGTGAAGTCAATGTAGTATTGCCTGTGACATCTGCATTCAGTGTTCCACCTATCTGTGCATCTACGTTACCTTCGGTCACATCTAAGTTGACGTTTCCTTTTGTTACTGTTGTAAGAACATTTCCTTCTGAAACTGTTGTAGTCATGTCTCCTAGTAATACGTTTGTTGTTACGTTACCTGTATTGACATTGATAGTTACGTTACCTTTCTCTACGGTCACCTCTGCATTACCAGCGATGTAAATCTTGTCGTCCTTACATACTACTTGATAGTGGTCGTTAACTATTCGTGAAACCTCTGACCCATCGGGATGTATCTCATGGAACGTTCCCGACCTGTGATGTATGTTGAGTCTTTCTGCACCTAGTGTGTCATCAACTTCGATTAGATGACCCGACTCTGTTGCTGTTACTTTGTTGTATGGATAGACTGGTGCTTCTGCACTGTCTAAGAATCCTTCTAGGTTGTCTGATAGTTTATGTTCATATAGAGTTCCTTCTTTGGAAGTTCCTCTAGCAAAACTTGACAAATCCGAAGCATCGGTATATAATGGATAGTATGGTAAATCTTTTTCTGTAAGTTCTGTCTCTGTGATTGTAGAACCTGTTGCATCATACATTACCGTAATTTCTTTTGGAGTCTTTGGTGCAGTATCCATTGCCGTTGTTAATCCAAATCCCCTTCTAGTATCTTGTACTGGATTAGGCCCATCGGATGTATCTTTGTAATCGTCAACGGTTAATTTTCTTGGGTCATTGAACCCTCTTTCAGTTGTCCTAGTTATAAGATTATCTTGGACGGTTTCTTTGTATCCTGCTTGAGTGATTCCTGCTGTTGTTCCTAGGATGATTGGGTCTTGTTTTAAATCCCCATCTCTAAAGTAACCGAATACAGTAGAACCTTCTATCAGTCCATGTTGTGTTCCTATTCCCGAAAGACCTGCTGTGGTTGTTGGAAGGATTACTTGACACCATGGTAAATCGGGAGACGCAATGTATTGTTTGTCGTCTGTATGAATTCCGTATATACGTACACGTACCCTACCTATCATAAGAGGGTCTTGTCTGTCCTCAACTATTCCATAAAAATATTCCATTATACGTTCTTCGCTCCTTTATCAGAATCATAAGCAGATTGTGCATCCTCAATCTTCATTGTTAAACTTTCCTTGACACATTCTAAATGCATTACACCACTTCCTTCAGTCGGTTGAAAATTAACACTAAGGTCGGTTATAAGATATCTGTCATCATTTAAACTATCACCACTATTACCGTCTATGGTTTCTGCATGTGGTATGTTAAGTTTAATAACCATCCCCACTGAGATGTCTGTTCTTAATGGTATGGATACTACCATCCTATGTTGTTGTAAAATTTCCATCAATGCCTTTCTTTCTAGTTCTGCATTACTCTTACTTTTTGAACCTTGAAAGACTTCATCTGTTTCAATAGAATCTGCATTATCAAATGTATGATTAGATGTATACCCATAGTGAACTACGGAATCAAATCCCATGTTCATTGCTATGTCAACATCTAATTCCATTGAATCGGGAGACTGTCTATCATCTGTTTGGTTATGAGCGGACATAACAACTTCGGGTTCGTCGGTTATGATTAATGGGAAGCCAGAGATGTGAGCTCCTCTTTCCATAGTTTCTTTGTAATCATAAACCACGTCCTCTTGTAGTTTTCTAACTGGGTCATAGATTTTCATAGAAGACCCATATGCACCACCGATTAATCCTGCGAGAGTATCGAACTCTTGTGGTTTGTAATAAGATAGTATTCTACTGTTGAGACCGCCTGGAGCGTTTAAGTCTTTATTTTCACTGTCGGTATCGCCTGATGTTGGTTTGAATGTAAACTCAACTGGGAATTCCATACCAAACATTGAATCAACTGAACCAAATCTAAATCCACCATTGAGTGTTTGATAAAAGAACATAGAGTTTTTCCAACCCTCACTCTTTTCAGAATTAGAGGTATTGACAATGTAATCTATGAATCTATTTACCGTCCAATTAGGACAAATGAATTGATGGTTTGCTGGAGTGGTTTCTTCCCACAAGTCAAACTCATCTACTTGGAAATGGGCATCGTCTATTAATGCACTGAGTAGCATTGAACTCTTTGACCCTCTAAAGGTCTTACTTAATCTTTTCTTTTTAACAAAGAATTGTCTAGGGTCAATGAAAGATAACACATATGACTGTGTACTTTCTTTTGGTCTTTGTACGTTCTCTACTTTATAAATTCTGAAGGTCTTATCTATAGTAAATTCTTTTGCAGCTTCTTCATCGAAACCTTCTTTCTGTTTAATGGATATACGGATGAATTCTTGACCTGTAAATCTGTAGTTCTTTAATAGTCCTAGACCATCAATAACGGATGCTTGACCCGAACAAAACTTTGAGTAGATTGATTCATATAAGGTAACCCCTACAGTCGTTGCGTCGACAACTACTGTCTCACCAAATTGGTTTATAATTGTGAATGCTTCGAGGGTAAACCCCCCTGCTACGAAATTACCTGTCGCCATTACGAACTCATTACTCTATCAAACTCTTGTACTACTCTTCTTATATACTCGGGTCTGATAATCTTTATTAGTCTCTTCTTCTCATTTTTGTCGAACTCATCCTGCCATAGAGTTACAGACGAGAACCCACTTGCAAAGGTGTTTCTTATTAACCCATCTGCATTTTTATAATATGCAATACCATCAATCTGATTGATAGCATCTTGGACTGTTGATGACTTATTAGATATTGAACCAGTAATAGTATCACCACCTGTGAAAGGTAACACACCTGTAACACCCATACGGCTATATGTAGGTTGCACTTTGATGACGTTTCCTGTATTACCATCTCCAGCAGTAATGGTTTCTCCTAATAGGTACTTACTTGTCTGAGATATCATCGATGAGGTATCTGCAAACGTCAACCATTGGCCTGGATATTTTTGTTTTAAATATGTCTCGAAGGTCTGTGTATCTTTATGCCAATCGAAGTAGGATTCCATTTCATTAACTAATAGGAATGTCCAATGAAGGTCACCGTTACCGTACAACTTAGTTGCAACTACATCGGGCCGTTCACCATCTTCCAATTCGTAGAACTCATAATTGACAATTTGATTAACTGCATTTTGTTCTATAGAAGACTTTCTAAAAAAGTCTTTGATTGTAATCCATTTACCATTACTAAGTTTGTATTGAGTTGTAGGAAAATTCTTAAAATATTCGTTTGCCATTCTTAACCACCGCCTGGTTTGTTAGGTTTTTGAGACATTGCAACGGTATCTGACCTTCTACTTGCAAGTGACTTATTACCTTCACCAATAGTCTTATCTGCATATGAATTTTTAGATATCTGCTGATAGTTCTCTTGAGTGAGTATTTTTATTTCTGTGAAACTTATTGACATAGATGTTGAGATTGGGTATCCATCTTCGAATAACTTAGTTGAATGTTTGACTGTTACATTTGTACAAACCATAGGTAGGAAGTCATCGAATCTCATTGCGATTGGGCCTTCCCAAGCAACATCAAAAATATTAGGATAATTGAAATAGTTTTCTACTGCAGTTTCCCCTTCAGCATTACTATATGTATCGGGTAGCATTGCAGTCTTGAATGCCCATATGATATCCTGTACTGCTTTTGCTTCCTGTGTATTTCTAGGATAGAATTGGTAATCAAAACTAAAGTCTCTGAAAGGAACTCCTTCAAACATCTGTTCTTCCATAGGGTTGATTGCTCTACCAGCAAGGAAGTTTGATGCATCACCAACGACCATTGTTGCAAGGGATTGCAGTCCAGTCTGAATTGCACCTTCTAATGCAGTACCAGTCGCTTGCATTGTTGAACCGTCCATCTTACCATTAAAGGAATCTTTTATTTCTAAGACACCTCTGATACCAGCACCAATACCAGTTTTAGCATAAGAGGCATCAACCTTATCATCCATTTCTTCTGGCACGTATAATGCAATCACTGCTTTCTCTGTGGAAAGTAGATTCTTATTGTTTGCACCTTCTCTTGCTGTTCTTGGTCTAGTAGTAAAGACGATGAAGTTTTCCACACCGTCACCAATTGGATATTGCATTTCCCTTACTGTAGTCGCAGGGGACATCTTAGCATACTTTTTAGTGTTTCTAGTTTCTTGACTTTTGCTTAGACTGTTCCTTCTTGCATTCAAAGTCTGATTTGCTTTTTCAGCTTGTTGTTTAAGTACGTCTGCTTTGGCGTCTGTCAAACCCTCAAAGTCTTTTATATCGTATCCAGTTCCAGTAAGTTTT